GCTGTTGTAAGTTTAGTTTGTTCAAATGGTAATCCTATACCTACATTATCTGGATTTGGAACTATATTTTCATCAGTATCTGACGTAGTTCCTGCTCCAAATTGTATTTGTAAAGTAGTAGAATTTTTAAAACGTGTGGTAAATCTTCTTTGTACTTTTTTTAATTTTAATAAGTAAGGTGTATCTCCACTATATTGAGATAAGTTAGGATCATTAGTATTAGTATTTTTTATAGAATCAAATACCATTTCTTGACCTAAATAATCTACTTCATACCATTGATTTCCATTAGAATCAAAACAATCTAAAATCCCTACTAAATTAGTAGAACTTAATTCAACTGTAGCAAATTTTACTGGAGATGTGAATGAAAAATTTTTAATATTAACTGTTGATGATATAGCTTTACGAGTCTTTTTTAGTAAGAAATAAACTGGATTGACTCCAGATACTTCATAAACTGTAATTTCTGTTGGATCACCAGAACTTGAAACTGAAAAATCTACAGGATCTGCTATTAAAAAATTAACACCTAAATTTGTTGTAGCAATAGAATTATTAGCTACAAATAAAGCATAATCAAAATCAGGTATATAAGTAGAACCAGATAATTTAGATGGAACTTTTTGATAAAAATCAATATTTGTTGTAGCTATTCCAGTGACATTTGGTTTATAACCAAACATATAAGCTAATTCAAATAAATTATTTGATTGACGAGCATATTGTAGATAATTTTCTTGAATTTGATTATCTAAATAAAATGATAAAACATCTCCAACATATGCTGCCATCTCCATAAACATCATTCCTGGAGAAGCAGGACTAAAATCATTGTATGTAGTTGGAAAATAAGTTTTAGCATAATCTATAAGACTAGCTCTAAATTCACTAAAATCTTTATTTATATATTGTATATTTTTATTTACAGCCATTATGAAAATGTTATTTGAACTTGATCAGTTATACCAGTATTAATTATAGCATATTTTAATTCAACTGTTATTTCATTATAATCAGGTTGTTGATTTATATTTAAACTATCAATTCTTATGTTAGTAAAATATTGTGCTATTAAAGTTTGAATATCTTCTTTTAAAAAATTTAAATTATTTGAAGTTATTTGTTCAAATATAAAAGCTCTTAAATTAGCACCAAATTGATTATTTAAGTATCTTTCAGTTTTATTAGTTAAAAAGAAATTTAATAAATTATTTCTAATAGCATCTTTAGTAGTGTATGTAGAGAAAAATACCCCAGGAGCATTAAAAGGAATAGATATTCCAACTGCTGTTCCTGGTTTTTGATCAATAGGAAATATAGCTTTAGCTCCAAATGCCATTATTTACCATTTATTAAATTCATTATTTGATCTAATCCTAACTGACCATCAGGTAAAGAGCTACCTTCAGACATAGTATTCACAGGTCCATTAACTTTAAAATCTCCATTAAATCCAGATTTAGGACCTTGAGACATATCACTTAAAATATCCATATATGCTTTTTTAGTATCTACTGATGATTTTTTAGGTTGATGAGGTATGGAATTTGTAGTAAAATTTAAAGTTCTATCAAAAGATTCATTTATAGATTGTTTATTACTACGCATTGCTTCTAAAAGAATATCTTTCATTTCTTCATGAATAGCTTCTTTTACAGCTTCTTTAATAAGTTTTTTTAGAAAATCAGTTTTCATCTGTTATAAATATTAAGATTAATAAGCTTTTAAATCACTTTTATCAATTATTAATTTAAGTTCTTCTATTAATATTTGAGGAATTGTTGTAAATGATGAAGGAGTTTGTAATAGAATAACTCCATTATTATTTTTAGCTATAGCTTTTCGTTTATTTACTGTTGGAGAAAAAGACTCTTCAACTACCTCTAATATAAAACCTTGATAAACTTCTAATCCTTGAGTATCAGGTGTAATTTGATTATAAGTTTGTTCTACATTTAATAAATAACTATTTAAAGAAGGAGGAGACTCTGCTCCACATTTAGTTAAATAAGCATCTATAGATTTTAATAAAATAAGTAAATTATTTATAATTTCATTAGTAAAATCTAAAGCTGAAGATATAGAAGTGATAAGAATTTGAGCAGTGACTATTTTAGGTTTTAAAAATTCTTCTAAGTCTTTTAAATTATTTAAAGTTGAAATTACTGCTCCTGGGGTACCTGGAGGGGATGGGATAAATGTAATTCCTATATTAGTTGCTTTTCGAGCCGCTGATACAGTAGTTAATGTCGCAGTTGTTGTAGTAACAACTGTATTTAAAGTATTTATAGGTCTACTTAAATTTTCAATTAATTTAGAAGTAGTAGTTAATTTATTATATAAATTATTTCTTAAAGTTGATAATTCTTGGATTTCATTAGAAGATAAACAAGTATTAGGCATTTCTTCATTAGGTTGTCCTATATTTTTAATCCCAGCTTTGTCAGCTATTTGAGTAATAGAAGGAACTAAAGATAATATTAGATCTTGTCCTTTATCTAAAATTAATTTAGCTATTTTTTCTTGTCCAATCATTATTTTAAAAGTTTTAAAATAATATTAGCTTGACTTTGAATATTATTTCTAATTTTAGAAGCAGTGTCTACTTTTTCATTAATTTGTTTAACTGTAGGTTTTACTATAGGTGTAACTATAGATGATGTATTAAAAGTAGGTGTTGTCATTATCTAGTAAAATTATTTTTTGATGTTAAAGTACAAGTTTCTTTAGTTCCTAATTTTTTATCTAATAATGCTAAACTAACAGCTATTTGGGCTGTTGTTTTTTGTAAATCTGGGAAGATAATTGGGCTTCCAGGACTTGGTGTTGTTGTAGTTAATACAGCTAAAGATGAATTTAAAGCTTTAAGAGTTCTAGTTAATTCTCTTAAAAATTGTACTGTAGTATCTCCTAATAATAAAGGTTCTGTAGCTTGAGATGTTGGGCCTAATAATATTTTTTCAGCTGAGGTTATAAATTTATTAGTATCTATATTAACAGATTCAAGTGAATTTAAATTAATAGATTTAGCTGAACTTAATAATATATGATCTTCTGATGAATTAAATACTAATCTACCTGAGTTTAGAATTATTTGTTTATTTGAATAAACATTTGAATTAGTTGGTTTATCATACCCAGAATCATTATAACTTGTATAATCTGTACTAGTTGATGTTAAGTCAATTTTTTGAGTGCTAGTTAAATAAATAGAAGATAAATCTTTATTTATATCTTCTGTTATAGGTAACCATCCTTCAGGAGAATTATCTCCTTGTCCATTTCTAATTACAATAATTGGATCTCCTGATGTGCTGTCTCCTTGAGACCAATCATTTTGAGGAGAATCAGATTCTTTATCTTTTATAGTACTACTTAATCTTATACTATTACCCCATCTACCTTCATAAATTACATCTCCTTCAAATGGTAATAAAGGGTGAATATTTGATTTTTCTATAAAAGTTTTACCTAAATTTATTTTAGTAGATTGATCCGTCACTCTTCTTACACTACCTAAAGCAGTTTGTACATAATATTGTTGTTGAGAAGGAGGTAAAGTATCAATATTTAAAGGATAAGCATTATGGTGAGGATGATTCCATAAAGCTACTGGATTTATATAGTATGATTTAGAAGCTGATGTTAATCCACCAATTCCAGTATCTGGTAGTGTAATTAAAAATACAATTTCATTGATTAATGGGAAGTTTTTAGAATTAGGATTTAATGGTGAAGCTGTAGAATAGAAAGGACTATCAAGTGGATTATTTACTTCTTGAAATTCAATAGTACCTAATCCATTCCATTCTCCTAAAGTTTTAAATAAAGCAGGATCACTATTATCTAATAATATATCAACTACTCTAACAGCAGAAATAATATTGTTATTAGATGTAATTAAATTATTTAAATAACTACTATTATATCTAGATGATAGTCTTCTATTAAGATTTGAAAATCCTATATAGTTAGGCATTATTATCTGGTTTTAAATTATCTTGAATTTTATTTATTTCTCCTAATAATTGAGCTTTTTCCTCATCAGAAATAATAAGTCCATCTCTATTATTATTACTCTCAGAAGATAAACAACGTTGAATAATTGTAGCCATTTTAATAAGTTGTTCATCATTTTTAACACCTATTTCAAGATATTCTTTAATTAAAGGAACAACTAAAGTAGCATCACCAATATCCCCAATTAAAGGTTTTAATTCCTCTATTAGAGCAGATATTTGTTTTTCTTTTTTCTTTTGATTATTATATATTTCTTGGAATAAATCTTTTAGTTTTTTATCCCCAAATATATCTGATTCTAGATTACTCATAGGTATATATTTGTTATAAATACGGGATTTATTGGAATTTTATATATCCTGTTTCTAGGTATGAAATATAATTACGTTTGTATATATCATATAATTTATCTGCTATTTTAGTTATTTTAGGTGTTTTAGCATCTATCATTTCTCTTATATAGATATATAATGCTTTTTTATTAAAAACTTCTAAACTATCTCGTTTTCGAAATAATTCAAGAATAGCATCAGCTATTTTAGCATCATTTTCTTTAGGAAAAAGACTATATATATTTGTAGTACAATATTCTATATACAAATCTGTAAAAAAAGATATTTTATCATTATGAGATAATCTATCACTAGGTGAGTTATTTTCTTCTATAGTATATGAATGATTATTATCTTCTTCTAAAGACATAATAGGCACTGAATTGACTCTTTTTTTATAATTTTTTTCATTGTATAAAATTAACCAACGCTTAACAATTGTACCAAAATAAGAATATGCTTTAGCTCCTTTATCTGGATTAAAAAGATGCATTTTAGATATTAAAAAAGAAATTACTTCAAATTGTAAATCTTCAATATTATCTACCTCTGTATAATAAAACTTAAAAGTATGAATGATATTCTCAGCCAGTTTATGAAACGCGTAATTAATTTTTTCATTGAATATTTTGTTACGTTTTTTAGGGCTACGTACTTTAAGATATTCTATAATAGCATCCTCAGTTTCTTGAGTGAAATAAACATTAGCTGTTTTTGGTTTACGTTTACGTACTGTTCCTTTCTTTGTTAATAATACTTCTTCAGCCATATTAGTTATTCTTAAGGTAGTGGTTTAGTGAATCTTGAATATTTTGTAAATTACGGAAGAAGAAACCTATTTGATCATCTGATTTAAATGCTTCCGTTAGTTCTACTTGATTAAGCATTTTATTGGATTCCTCAACTACCGCTGATACACTATCAATGATAAATTTTTGTTTAGCAGCTATTTCTTCTAGTTTAGCTACTTTTTGATTTAAGTTCCAAATAATGTATCCAAATATTGTGAATACCCAAAGTGCAATTGAAATAATTCCTAATATCATATATTTTTCATTATGTCGGCTAAAGCCGGATTAACCATTTTTTTAAGGGCTTTCTGTTTAGTAGCCGAATTATTTTTGTTTAAACTAAAGTTGTCTTTTTTAGGTTCTTTAGGGGTTACTTGTTTTGGTCCAAGTAGTTTAGGCAACCACTCCTTCTCAAATTCAACTCTAGCAGCCAACAAATCTGCTTGGTGTAACACATACATGATTGAGGTGCGAGGCTTAGTTTCAGGTGTAAAACCCATTAAGTAAGCTTTATTTGCTTCCTCATATAAACCATCATGAGTTTTGATAGCTAAGAATTCATTTTTAGTATAAGTAATACCATTACTCATTAACAAATATAAACCACGATCCGGCACAGTCATATACTCTAAACGATCATTAAACATGTAAGTTTCATTTAACTTATCTCGTCTCCATTGATCTGTTTGTTCAATATATGAATCGTTTTGTTCATCACCAAATTTTCCTAAGTCATGATTGATAGCTGAGAATACAAGTTCTTCAGTTGTATAAGTGTCTATCATTCCAAATTCACGCCACACTGCGTCTATTTTAAGAGCGGCAGCTACAACTCGATTTACATGGTCAATATAACCACCTGGGAAACAGTTGTGATATTGAGGTTTGTGTGATGCAGGCATCATTATAAAACGGTCCTCATATTTCTTATAAAACTCGAGTAACTTAACACCTCGTTCTCCTGAGATGTATTGTTCAATAGTATTAAGAAAATGAGTCCAATTAGATTGAATTTGTTCTGGTGATATCATAACTTATTTAATTTTATTCTTCTGAGTTGATTAATGTACGAATTTCCTCAATTTTATCTTTCATAAGACTAAGTAATTCTTTAGCAAGTAAAACACTCATATTAGGATCATTAAGTCTAGCTTCAAACCCGATTAACATGTTATCAAGTTGATCCAATTTTTGTTCTACTGGTTGTTTATATCTCATATATATTGTTTTATAATACCAATTAATTCTGGTATAGAACCAAATGTACGTAAAGTGTCTGATGTCTCCAACTCTGTTTCTGGAACAATGGTAACTAGATTAAATCCTAAATCAATAAATACAATTGGGTATGAATCTGTTTTAAATTTATTTTCAACAGCACTTGAAAAATCAGAAAATTGATTAGCATCTATATTATCATAGGTTATCCCTTCAGCATCTAATTCACTTTTAAGCCATGTACAATAATCACAGTCACTTAACGTTAATAACCTTATTCCTACTTCATTCTTATTACTCATAAATTACTTATTAGTGTTTATAAAAAATACGGAAAAATCTCTGGGATTCCAAGCCTGTACATAATAAATATAAAAATAGGGCGAGCTTTCGCTCGCCCAGGCTTAATCAAAACACCAAACATTATTTAGTAATATACTTAACTAATTCTTTATTCAACATCATCAACTTAAATTTGCCTGGATTACTGTTATAAATCGACTTAACCATGTTATAACAAACGTCAGTTGCAAATATTTTCTCAGTGACGATTTTAGCTACACGTTCAATGAGCGGTTTTTCAACAGTATTGTCTTTAGAAAAATATTCCAAATAGTTAGCCAAACGTGTTCCGAGTGTTGAGGCGATATCGGCGCGGTATGCTTTGTCTTTACCCACTAGGCCTTTGAGTGTATTGAGTACATACTGTTCATCTTGTGAAACAATGTTTTCTGGTGAAATCATCTTGTCCAACTTATTATTAATGAACATTGTAAACAAAGTACTAAACTCACTACCAACTGATCCTTCTCCAATCATTTGAATTAATGGCAACTTATCTTCAAATGATTTAATTGAACTAATACTATTAAAGAACATACTAACACTTCTACTGTTAACTTCTTTAGTTACTAGTTCTGGATGCATCAATAAAAAGTTAATACAACGACCATCCAACTTATTCTCTTCAGCCCACTTACCCCAACATTTAAGATCAAATTTCAAATTAACACTAATGAACCTCGTTTTTTGAGCGTTATCAATACTATTAACTAAATAATCACCATTATCAGGATTAGCAGTTAATATAATATGCCAATCTTTAGGTAATGACCAACTAATATATTGTTGTCTATCAATTAGTTCCATAACAGCTTGTATAAACCTTATATCAGCTCTATTCCAATCATCTAATAATAATATACCACCATCTTCTTTACCAGCAATCCATTCAGGTGGACAATAGCTCATTCGATTACGACCTGTAGTAATCCAACCTTTTTTATGAAAATCTTCAACAGCATGTTCATCAATCCATCCTTTTTGTGTTTTATTTTCCATTTCAAATTGACGAATTGGAAATCCTACCAAATCACCTAACTCTTCAATTTGTGCTAAATTTAACTTAACAAAATTCAAATTTAATTCATTAGCTACTTGAATAACCATTGATGTTTTACCAATACCTGAATCACCTACTACCTCAACTGATACTGGGGATTTTTTGTTACTTTGTAAGTAACGATTATTACTAACAATATGAGTTAGGAATGTTTTAGCTTCATCAATATTTAATGAAACTTGTTGTGTTTTTGATTTTTTTTCTGTTGTTTTAGCCATAACTTATTTATTTTATTTAATATTAATATATGTTTGATAACCTTGTTAGCCTAATCATTATGTTGAATTTTAATTACATTACCCCATCCTTCTTCTCTTAATTTATCTAAATCTTCACCATTTGAACATATAACTGTTAACATAGGTTTAAAACTTTTAACTGTTCTTTCACCTATAAATCCATCAGTTAATATAATTAAACTATTATATTGTTTATGTTCATTAAAATATTTAATAAATGGATTCATATCAGTACCACCTCTACCAGTAACAAATTCAGGCATTTTTCCTTTATATTCATAGATATTATTAATATTAGCATCACCCTCAGCTACAGTAATAGTTATACCTGTTTTATGCATATGATTAATTTCATTAAAAAATTCAACTAAATCTTTATTACTAACTGAACCTGATGTATCTACTCCTACTAATATATTCTTTTTAGGTTTAATTTTAAGAGCTGGATTTTCTTGGAAGCGTTTATTTAGTTTGCGTCTAGTTTTTTTAGTGTATATTTTGTTTGAAGATCCAAAAAATCTTCTAAAATATGATTTCCAATCATATGAAGGTGGTTGTACTTCAAACAATTCATCAATATAACTTTTTAATTCAGATGGAATAAATCCTCTATCTCTTTGTGATTCAACAATACTTTTTATTTGATGATCAATTTGAGCTTTAACTAATTTTTTATCTGCTTCAGATAAAGCATCAAATTCTTTCCATGTTGGATGTAAGCCACCACTACCATCCTCTTCTTCACCACCTAAAGCATTTAGTAAACCATCTAAAGATGGACTAGTACCATTTTGTTTAGCTTGTTGTAATAATTCATAATATTTTTTAGTACCAGCTTTTAAAGGTAAATTTAATTCAGGAAATGAATTTGGTAATAAAATATCTTCAGATGGATAATAATCTGGTTCAATATATTGATTGATTTCAATATCAGCAGCTATATTATGTAAATTATGATCTGGATAGTTATCTTTTTCTATTAAGTGATGAAAACATATATGTAATAGTTCATGTTTAAGAAGACCAATTTTCTTCTTATCACTATTTAAACTATTCCAAAATTCTTCATTAACAGCTAATTGAAAATTAATACCGTTTTTACATACACCTGCTGTAGGTATATCATTTCTAATTACTTTATTTAATGTTGATAAGAATATACCATAAAACGGTTCACTTAACATTAGTTGTCTTCCAATTTGGGAGACTTCATCATAGGTGTTTGACATAACTTATTATTTTATGATATAAATAAATAAAAAAAGGCCTGGTTGCCCAAGCCTTTCATTTTTTGAGAGTTGATTTGTTTTTAATCTAATTAAACTTAAAATGATAAGTAAATACTGGAGGTTTTGGAGATTTTGAGGTTTGTATAATTTTTTTGATTTCTTCTGAATTGGAGTTTAATTCCTTAGCTAATTCATCTACGGTTAAACCTTCACCTCCAACAGATTTAAGTTTGTCAAATATATCTTTTTCTAGTCCACTTAATGGAGTATTTTTAAAATGTCTGGAGATAGTAATTTTTCTACCCCAATCTATAGATCTTGCTACTTCTTCAAGTTTTTTTTGACTTCACTTTCAGTGATCAAACCAGCTAATTTTTGCATTCTAAGGAGTGATTCATCAAGTTTTTCAAGTTCATTTTCTATATCTTCATCATCAACATCACCATCACCATCAGTATCAGTTGTATCAGCTACACTTTTAGGAGCAGCAGTCATACCATCTTTTGCTTTAGCAGCACCAAGTGGGCGACCACGTTTTAATAATCCTTTAACACGCATTCTTAATTTTTCAATAAATTCAGCACCTAACATTTCTAATTCATCTTCAGTTGGTTTATAGTTAGTATCTGCTTCTAATTTTGAATTAACAGCTTTAGCCATCAATGTTTTTTCAGAAGTTGGACGACCTTTAATACCACTAGATTCAGGTTTTTCTTTTTTAGGTACTTTTAATCCTGTTTCTTTAAATACACCAGAAGAAATAAAATCTACTACTTTGTTACGAATACCTGCTGTATCTTTGCCCATCATTTTAGCTAATACTGGGCGATCAATTCCTGCTTCACCAGCATCTTGTACTGCTTGAATCAAATCTTCAACCCAAGTTCCAGCGTGAAGTTCTTTAGCAGCTTCAGCAGCTTCTTCATCACCAATAGTTAACATAGTAGCAATACGAGCCATTTCATCTAACTCAGCTTCTACCATTTCACGGATATATTTTCTTAATGTATTCATTGTAAAAAATTAAATTCTGTTATACATATGGTGAAATTTAGAAATTTTCAATGAAGTCTGGATATTTTTCAGTTTTATTTTGTAACAATAAATCTTCAGCTACATAAATACCTTGTGCTCCACTAACAGTAATTCCACGAGCTGATAAAGCATCTCCTACAAAATGTACGTTTGGATAATCTACTAATGATAAATTGTTATAATTAACTAATGGTTCAGGAGATAAATACTTTACTTCAGGAATATAAATTCCATAATCATTACCAAATTCAAATACTTTATTCATATCGTCAATAAAATTAACAATATATTTAAAATATGGATCCATTACTTCAGCTACTCTTATTAAATAAAGCCAATTAACTTGAGCAGCAGATACTGTTGAACCTTCAGATGTTAATCCTGGTTTGCGAGTATTACCAGGTGAATAATATAAACCTGTTCCATCTATTTGTAATTTAGATACAACATTTCTACTCCATTCAAATGGATCTTTAATACCTTTAATTTCCATTAAAATACCAAAATTAGTCATTTGATTTTCAAATTCTTTACCTTTCTTGGCATGACCATTATAAGTGATATCTCCATAAGTTTCTTCAACAGCAACATAAGCAGCGTTATTATTAGTGCAAAAGCTACGCAAAGATACGTTATCAAATTTTTGATAAAGTTTAAAATCATAAGATACATCAATTAGTTTTTGAAAATATTTTTGCGGTGCTTCAAAACGTACTCCAATTTGAACTGATTTAGGTTCAGTAGGTAATTTATAATCATTTGATAATTGTTGGGCAAAATCAATACCTGATTTGCCTACAGCAAAAATGAGTTCATCATATTTAAAATAATCATGTCCTAATACTATTTCATTTGTGGGGAATAATATTTTAGTTACTTCAGTATTCCAATGAAATTTTACACCCTTATCAACTAAATATTGATACCATGCTTTAGCAATCTCGTGAAGGAAATTACTTCCAATATGCCATACAGGAAACATTCTTAAACCAAAATATGGTTTAATAAATTCAGGTTCTTCTTGTGGATCAGAACAAAATATTTCATCTGGTTTAGGATGGAAACGTCTAAAGTTACTAATAACTTGATCCATTAATTCCATTGCTTTCTCTTCACCACAGTATTTAGATAATACTCCACCAATTGCTGTATGGTATGTTAATTTACCATCACTCCA